GTATTGTGGTGTTTCTAAGACTTTGTGTCTGAATTGTTCTCGTGCCTCGATATAACTGCATTCTGCCTTGCTATTACAATAGTAGAGTATTTCTCTTTGAAAGTTTTCTGTGCCTAGTTGTTCTATGTCTTTGTTGAGTTCGTCGTTTGAGCCATAATATTCGCGCCAGTCACTTTCTTTTGTTCCCCGGCGTCTGTTTTTCCTACCCTTAAGAGGTGGCTTGCTGGTTTTAAACCGTGCAAGTTTCTTCCCGATGTATTTACGATTATTTGTCAAATTCGTTATCAAATACACGAATCCAACGCAATCTTCAGGTAGTGCTTCAATTTCATTAGATTCAAATAACCATGACATTAAATGTAATTATCACAATCTATCATCACTAGGAAATTTCTACATCATTCATATAACTGGTAAATCCTCCTTCTTTTATTACACTTAGTACATTATTAACACGCCCTGCTAGTTCATCTTTGTGTGATACTAACCAAACACTACGGTTACCTTCACGTGCCATCTTTTTAAGTATTGCTAAACTGTTTTCAACACCACTGGCATCCATACCAGTGTCAATCACTTCGTCAATGAACATCAAGTTGATCTGTTGATATAAACTTTCCCAAACATCACGGAACGCCCAACTCATACTCAGTATCAGTCTGTTACGTTCACCTCTGCTCAAGTTGTCAAAGTCCAGTTCTCTTCCTAATTCTTCAATGCTTACTGTTAAGTCGTTGTTAAACTGCACAGTATGTGGGAGTCCAATCCGATCCAAATACTGTATTAGCCTGTTGTTTAGATAACTTAGATTCTGATCAATGATACGTTTTCGTATAAAACTGTCTTTGTTTGTAAGCAGTTTCAGTAAAAAGTCCTGATGCTCTTTTATACTGTTTAGGTCATTGATCAAATCATAACCTATTTCTTGTACTGCCTGTGTTTCCATTTCAACAATTTGTTCCTCATAAGGATCAGACTCTGCTAGTTTTGTTTCAAGTTGATTTGTTAAGTTTTCAATTGTGTTTTTGTGATTGATGGCGTCTTCTTTTGAATCATAGAATACATTGGGGATTGGCCCCGGTTGCCCAAGTTGTTCAAGTTTGCTAACTTGAACTTGTACTTTTTCTTTACTTTCATTGTGTTGCTGTTCCGTTTCTGATAGTGTTTCGCTTTTCTTTTTTAACACATCCAAGTGTTTTTCGTCGTGTATTTCTTGCCCACAAGCATAACACTCGTGACGTTTTAGTTTTTCTATTTCATTTTTTAAACTTGTAATGGACTTGTCCAGCCTTGCACTTTCCTGCTCACCAGATACTTTCCATTTGTTAACCTCTCTAATATCCTTGGACATCTGATTATGCAATTCAAGTGCATCGTGTGCCAGTAGCTCAGCCTCAATATCAATACCATCTAAGTTACTCAAAGCAGTGCTTAACTTATCCAACTCTTGTTGTTTTTTGTTTTGCCACAGAGTCTGCCTGCGTTTGGTTGCTTCAATTTGTTCGTTAACACGTTCATTTGCATCCTGTACTGCTTTGATCCTGAACTCTTCTTCTGTGATGCTATTCTTAGACTGCTTGAGCTGATCCTTGAGTATGTCTGCCTTTTCACTTAGCATGGTAATACCCAGCAACTGTTCAATAATAGTACGCTGATCGTTTGCACGCAAGCTCAAGAACGGTTCTGTGTAGGTGTTTAGTGCTACAACATGCTTGAACATGTCATGACTCATGTTGAGCATGCGTTCTATTTCTGCTTGTGTTTCCCTTGAATCGCCTTGCGACTCGTCTGTGATTTCCTGTTCTGCACCACCTATATAAAATGCTACAGTGTTTGGCTTGCGTCCACGCTCAATCTTGTATTCTGTGCCATTGTTTTCAAACTCAATGGTAACCAGCATGTTCTTGCCGTTGGTTTTGTTTATCAAGTTATCTTTACGTATCTTTGTTAGTGCTTCTCCGTAAAGTGCATAACTCAATGCATTAATAATGGTTGTCTTGCCTGTGCCGTTACGTGCACCAGTGTCATCGCCACCTAAATCCAAGTTACGACCCAGCACCAGTGTCAAGTCCTTGCGGCTAAAATTAACAGCCTGGGTTGCATTACCCACGCTCATAAAGTTCTTTACTGTTAGATTTTTTACTTTAAACATAAATGATTTATAATTTCAGCAGTTGAATCGAAGTACTGGTTCTGACCAAAAGGCATTTCAATGCCATACTTATTTTCAAGTACAGCATCAATATAACTTTCTTGAAATAGTCCTAGTTGTACAATGGGAACAATTTCTAAGTTTTGTATTGAATGTATTATATTGTCGGCTTGTGATTTATAGTTTCTGTATATTTGTCTTTCGTAAAACTTTTCCCAGATGTCGTCAACACAATTGTACACGACTGATTGATCATACCAATCAGCTATTTGTCGTATTCCTTCAATAAACAATTGCTTATTATAAAAGTTTCTGTAAGGAAAGTCTATACTGTTGACACTCGAATCATACACCAATTCTTCAAGTACTTTGATAAATCCGTTGCTTTCCGGATGTTTAAATCCAAACTTGAAGAATTCTCTAAGAACATAACGTGGACAGTTGGGATTTTCTGCAGATATGCGGTTTCTTGGATACGCATCGTTGATACTGTCCACCAGATACGGAAAGTATGCACTATCCATTAACTTGTTGTAGGTATCATTCTCCAGCTCATTTGTTTCTATGTTGGAGTTTGCTATGCGCAAAAATGCGCCAGTCATCAACAACAGCAGGTCGTCGTGGTCATATGTTATTCTAACCACACGCTTGCTGGTTTCTAATCCTTTGTTTGTAAAGTGCTGTCCATGAAATATCCTATTGTTGATATACTCATTGGTTTTCAAATGACTTGCGCCAACACTGTTGAAAGGTAGAAAGTTTACCTGCATGTTACAGATATGCTTGTTGCACACATATTCAAGGAAGTATCCGTGACTCCCTGCAACATAATCAATTGAAATCATAGTGTACTTTTTTTATCAGTTCAACAAATAAACTGTTGTCTTTTGTGCAGTACTGAAACTCAGCAACTGCATAGTTCTCGGGAAATATACCTGCAATGCTGGTAAATCTATCAACCAATCGTGAGTCATTTAGATTGATCAAATTCATCCTTATAAGCACAACTTCGGGTGTAAAACTATATACCAACGATTCAAGAGAATCTGTTAATTCTGATATGTTTTTATACTTGAGATATGCACTGTGATCCAACACCAAAGTGTTGCAAACACTAGGTTTGCTGGGTAATTTACCATCGTTTAGTAGATAATCAAACTGTTGTCTTGTTAGACCATAGTTCTTACAGGTTTGTATGTACTCATACTTCACTATGTCTTCGCCAATAAAATTGTTAGCATAGTACCAACCTGCACAGTCAAACAGTACCTTGATTCCAGGATACATGGTTAGATTTATCAGTTGATTGTACGACATACCAACAGTTGGATATACCTGTTGATAAAATTCGTGACTATTGTGTGTTGTAACCTTAGTTTGTTCCATATACCCAAGTTAATGGTTGCACAAAATTAAAATACTTTCCTTGGTCATCATCAAACGTGCCTGACTTGTATGTGCTGTAGTGTGATAAAATACTCTGCACCAGCACCACTAAATTTTGACCATCAGCATGTTCGTCAAACTCGATATCAGTATTGTTTCCCAGTACACAATATCTGTTGATTCCCAAATAAAAAGATTTGTATTCTTTAAGATCCTGTATGAACTCTACCAGCTCAGACAGCCATCCTGTGTGATTAAAGATCGCAACTGCATGTTCACTGGTTGGATCCAAGTTTAACCTACTTGCAAATTCAGTGTCGTTGCCAATATAGTGTACTGGTTTATTTTCAAATAGATCCAGTATTAACTTATCTTGATCACAGTTGTTATTGCCTAGTTGCGTACTACGCCAACTCATAAGTTTCTGTAAATGTCCAGCAGTGTCTTTGGATCATACTGGTCACTATTGATGTTGCTGAGTTGGTTAGTAACAATAGTATCTACACTTTCAAACTTGATATTGCCCTTGGTATCAAAGTTTATGTCGTCTGACATTTGTTTTTGTGGAATAAGAGTAATCTCTCGCAACTTGTACTTGCCCACAAATTCTTCTTTGATAAAGGTTGCTTCTTCATAACTGATATCTACATCCAAATCAACACGCACATGCATGCCAGGTTGCAGTCTTGCTTCTGTATGCTGTAGCAAATCACTCAATTGATACACACGATAACGTGGTTGTTCGTCCCAACTAAAGTACTCTGGATCCTTGCCCCAATCCAATACCATCATGCCACGTTGATCATCTGCGGCATCTGCATAGTTGTGTGGGAAGCAGTTGCCAATGTAGTGTATGTTGCGTTGCACTTGACGTTTGTGGAAGTGCCCTGTGAACACAGTTTCAACACCGCCGAATGCTTCTGCTTTGATTTCACCATGATCAGGCATCTGTACCATGGCATTCATGAAGAAATTGGGCAACTCAAAGTGGCCGAACATGTACTTGCCTGAATACTTGGGCACACGTTTGTAATCTTCGCCTACCATCCACGGAGCAAAGATAACATCGCCTTCTTGTTGCCAGTCATTGCATATATGCACATTGGACAAGTGTCTGGCCCACTCCACACTCTGCACATCACGTTTGTCTCTATAGTACAAGTCATGATTGCCAGGGATAAAGAACACATTGTCAAAGTTGTCGTTTAGGTGCTCTAGTGCTTTGAGACTGTAGTTCAACGTAACAATATTGATACTGGCACGATTGTTATGCCAGTCGCCTAAGAACATACAGGTCTCGCAACCTTCTTCTTTGGCTTTTGCAGTAAACCATTTGATAAAATTTAAACAGTCTTCGTTGTGTTGAGTACTGTTGCTTTTTAGTCCAAAGTGTATGTCAGTGCATACGGCCGCTTTTTTAAATAAGTTCATAACCACTATTATAACAAAACAGTGCCGGGAATGCTACCAACAAGATTACCTTTTTGACATGGCTGCAAATATTTCAGGATGGGCCTGTGAAAAGTTAACTTTCCTGCGCAGGTCTAGTTTGTTCATCTCGTCTATGAATTTTTTACCATCAACTGCGTC